ATTTTCGAATCATGATTTTATTGAATCGGAAAGAAGGCATATCAGAAATATTAACAATGCCAATTTCCCCTGTTTAATATAAGGAGATATTGATGAAGATAGAATACCCAAGCGTAATAGACGATATGTCTAATGAAGAATATCATACTGGAGTTGGGGATGAAGCTCTAGGCTCATCTAGTTTAAAAACACTAGCAACTAAAACTCCTAACCATTTTAAAAACAGACCACCACAAGAAAGCAAACCATATTTTGATAAAGGAACAGCTTCTCATATAGCTATACTTGAACCTGAGAAATTTAAAAAGCTAGTGATAAGAGGTGGTAAAGATAGAAGGCAAAAGGAATATAAAGAAGCAATAGCTAATAAGACTGCGGAGCAAGTAGTTTTACCTGATGGGGATTATGAGGATGTGCTGCGAATCAAAGACGCTGTATCTAATAGTACCCAGGTTAATAAATTATTGTATCATCAAGACGCTAAATCAGAAGTATCTGCATTTTGTATAGATGAGGAAACAGGGATTAAATTAAAATGCAGACCAGATAAAGTTAGACCATCTAAAAAAGACCCTTCAATGGATATAATTATAGATTTAAAAACAACTGCTGATGCTTCTAAAGAAGGGTTTCAAAGAGCCTGTGGTAACTTTGGTTATCATATTCAAGAGAGTTTTTATAGAAGATGTTGGGAACAAGCAACAGGAAGAAAAGTTGCTAAATTTTATTTCTTAGCTGTAGAAAAAGAACCACCTTATGCTTTTAGTATTTTTGAGTTAGGTGATAAATCTATTGTTGAAGGAGATGCTATTGTTGATTTAGCATTAGCTACTTATAGCGAATGTCAAAAGACTGGATATTTTCCTAGTTACAGTACAGAAATCCAAGAGATTGACATACCACCATATTTTATAAAATTAACAGACCCTACTATATTCTAGGTTAAATTAAATTGGGTTAGGGATATAGACTAACCCCTTTCTTAAAGGAGAATAAAATGTTTGGATTACCAGAAGAAGAAAATAATAATAATGGAGAAGTTTGGGATAGATTAAACTTCAATGCTAAAGAAGGTAAATATACTTCTATTATTTTTAATAAGGAAACAGAAGAAAAAGAAACAGAAGATAGACCTTCTGATTTTAAATGTTATGTTGACTTTGCAACCCTACACTCTGGATGGGCTGATTTTTCTAAATCACCACCTTCTGTAGTAACTACATTATATGGCGAATCAAACCCACCAAATAAGCCTGATGATGACCATAAACCTTTCGTTAAATTCAATCTATTTAATAAGGATTTAGGTATGTTAAATTTCGGCTCTAGCTCAAAAGCAGTTTTGCTAGAACTTAAAACTTTACATGATAGCTACTTAGCTCAAGTAGAAAAAAAAGGAGATTTATTACCAGTTGTCCATTTTAACGGAACTAGAGAAATTAAATTTGGAAAAGCTAATAAACTAAAAGTACCTAATGTAGAAATAGTTGACTGGAGAGAGCGACCAGCAACAATGTTAGGGCAAGTCCAAGAAGTCGAAGAAAATAAGCCAGAGCCTGTGGCAGAACCAGAGCCTGACTATAGTGATGATTTGGACTTTTAATAACTAAAATCATACTGGTTGGTTTTAGTTAAGAGAAAAGGAGTTCTGCTCTCCCCTCCTCCTTTTCTCACCCCAACCTTATATGAGAAAACATAATAATTATTGGAAAGAGATTTGCGTTAATTTATTTGTTCTTAGTTACATAGCTTTTGGAAACTATGTCTTTGAAATTGATTATGATTATGTTGTTGTAAGGAAAAATTTAAATGCAGAAATATGTATCGAATAACACAAGGGCTGATTTTGATTATTACCCTACACCTAAGAGCTGTGTTGAAGCTCTATATGAAAGAGAATTTTTTACAGGCTCAATATGGGAATGTGCAGCTGGCAGAGGTGATATATCTAATGTCTTTTTAGATAAAGGACATGAGGTTTTATCAACTGATTTAATTGATAGAGGGTATGATAATATTATAGGTGGTGTTGATTTTTTAAAAACAAAATACACACCTAGTATGCCACATAATATAGTAACTAACCCACCATTTAATTTAGCTTTTGAATTTGTAAAACACGCTTTTGAACTGTCTTTGTTATCAGAAGGGAAGGTTGCTATGTTTTTAAGACTTGCCTTTCTGGAAAGTAAAAAGCGCAGACCTTTCTTTTTAGAAAACAGACCATCCAGAATTTATGTCTTTTCAGAAAGACAAACCTTATGGAAGAATGGTGAGGATATTCCTAAAGGCAGAAGTGGAACTACTCCTTATGCTTGGTTTGTTTGGAATGGAAAAAATAGAAAAGATAGAACTGAGTTGGATTGGATATAATGAAACTAGAACACTATTTAATTTTTATAATGCTTGGCTTTTTTGGTTATGCCGTTTTTGTAAGACTAGCAATATTAATACTAACTGGGAAAGATATTAATGGATAAAAGATATATTGAAGCAATAAAGGTAGTTGCCGCAGAGGTTTTTGGCGAGCCAAAAATCACTACAGATTCAGAGTTAAGGTTTGGTAGTAAATATTCTAAGGCAGTTAATCTTGGAAATGCTACTTGGTTTGACTTTGAAGCTAATGAGGGTGGTGGTTTAATAGACCTAATACAAAAACATAAAAATTTATCTGGAAGGGAACTATCAGATTATCTTTATAATGAGTTTGGGATTGGGGAAAGAACAGCAGAGAAACAAGCATCAATACCACCAGCGCAAGGCTCTAGGATTACTAATGAATATAATTATGTAAACGAACATGGAGAAGTTAGTTATCAAGTTTTGAGGTTTGAGCCTAAATCATTTAAACAAAGACATTTTAAAGATGGTAAAACAGTATGGGGTTTAAAGGATGTTGAGCCTTTACCTTACAACCTACCAAAAATATTAGAGGATAAAGATAAAACTATATTCATAGTGGAGGGTGAAAAGGATGCTGATAAACTAAACTCTTTAGGTTTTTTAGCTACAACAAATTCTGGTGGAAGCAAAAACTGGAAGCCAAACTTAAATAAATATTTCAAAGATAGAAGGGTTATCATCATAGGAGACAATGATTCTGCTGGGTACTCTCATATACAAACTATCTCAAATCATCTTCTAAGCGAAGTTATGAGCCTTCATTTTATCTCATTGGAGGGTAAAGTTCCAGAAAAGGGCGATATTTCAGATTTTATTAATGCTAACGGAGATATAGAGGAGCTAATATTAACAGCAGAACCAATGGAAAAAATTCCACAAAATGTATTTCCTACAATGACTGTTAATGACTTGATGTATTTAAAAAGCCAAACTTACTTAATTGAAAACTTAATACCAGAGGGTGGCCTATCTGTTATCTATGGCCAACCAGCAAGTTATAAATCTTTTGTTGCAATAGATATGTGCCTATCAATATCATCTAATATTGACTGGCAAGGTTTTGATACTGGAGCTGGTAAAACTTTATTTATAGCAGCGGAAGGTGTAGGCGGTTTAAAGAAAAGAATACAGGCATGGATGGCTAAAAATAAAGGTATAAAAAAGACTCCTGATTTTCATGTATTGGCTACAACTGTTGATTTTTTAGACCCAGAGCAATTAGAAAAATTAGTAAATACTATTGAGACTATTGGTAAAGATTTTAAACTTATAGTAATTGATACTATTGCCAGAACATTATCTAATTCTGGAAGTGATGAAAACTCAGCTTCTGATATGGGGATGTTTTTATCAGCCTGTGATACTTTAAGAGAAAAAACTAAATCAGCTATATTAGCTATTCACCATAGCGGAAAAAATGAAGCGTCTGGATTAAGAGGTAGTTCAGCTTTATTAGGTGGTGTTGATACATCTATTAATTGCTCTCACTCTGGAACTGTTAATCTCTCTGTGCAGAAACAAAAAGATACTGAACAATTAGAAATGATTAGTTTAGAGGTAGAAAAAAGACAACTATTTGATGAAACCTCTGTAACCTTACAAAAGGTAACTTTCGAATCTGGGGATGCTCCAATTAGAGAGCCAGTCTTAGGAGCGAATCAAAAGTTAGTCTATGATATTATAAAAAATTCGTTAGAAGATAACGGACAAACAAAATGGATAAATGCTGATGTTGGTGAGCAAACTTTTATAAGCATGAATCATGTAGAATTTAAGTGTTTTGCTCAGTTTCCAGATAAAGATTTAAGGCGTAAACAACAAAAGCTATCAAGAACTATACTATCTTTACAAAACAAGGATATAATAGGCGTTTGGGATGATAAAGTATGGGTAATTAGATGACGGAAAAACAAGATAAAAAACGAACAGAACTTTCACAAGTTTACATGGATAAATTAGATAAAGTTGCTATAGCAATGGAAGAAATATGGTTCTCAAAAGAAGCATTATTAGATTTAGTTGATGAAGAATTGCAAAAAAAATTTAGAAGTGCTGAAAAAAAATTAAGTATAGCTATTGTAACAGAAAAAGGACCAGAAGAAATAGCTAAATGGTGTAAGAATATTGAAAAAGGCTGGTTAGCTTTAGATAAAGCAGCAAGAGAGTCTGGTGTAGAGCCACCCAAAGGAGAGTATTGGATTGCTGAATCTAAAAAACAAACAGAGTTTGTGATAGTAAAAACTAAAGCAGATAGAAGAATGATAACTGGTCAAGAAGAAACAAAAGGAAAGCCTGTTTATACTTTGGATGAGTTAGGAGAAATACTAGATACTTTGTTTGGTATAAACGAAGTAAAGAAAGTTTTTAATCAAGCTCATGTAACTAAGTTTGATGAGCAAATACCTTTTGATGATGATATTCCTTGGTGATTTATGGCAAAACAAATTAATTTTAAACACCAGGCTAAAACTAAAATAAAACGAAGGAGAAAAAAGCGACCTTTAAATATGAGAAAGAAACTCGGTAAAAGAAGTTCGTTTAGAAAAAATGTTGTGCATAAAATGTCGGTCAAAAAGAAGTAAAGTTGTTGAGTCTAGAAGAACCTCTACTGCTATTCGTAGAAGAAGGGAATGTTTAGACTGTAATGAGAGATTTACAACTTTTGAAACTGTTTTGGAAGAAAAAAAAGCCCATAGAGAGCCTATGGTGAAGATTCAAAGGCGTTCAAAGGGTAAAGTACATGAAAGAACAGATTCGTTTGTAGTGTTAGAAGAAGATGATACAGAGGATTTTCTTGATGGCTACCTAAGAAATAAGGGGATTAAGTATGATTAAGTTATATTTAACAAAAAAAGTTAAAAGAGAGAGAGAGCTAAAGAACGAAGCTCTGGAAGAAAACAAAATATTAAAAGATAAACTAAAATATTATTATAAGTTTATTAAATCTATAGCAGCAGAAGAAAGACCAATAGGTCATGTCGGAAGATTATCTAGCAGAATAGTATTAGACAGAATTATTAAACAAGCGAGGAAAATTAAAGATGAAGAAATCAAAGAAATCGGAAAAATGCTCTAAGGAAGATAATGTTATAGAGCTATCAGACTATCAAAAAATAGAGGTAATTGATAGCGTAGAAAATGAAGGTTATATTAGTTTAGAATTTGAAGATGAATTAATAGAAAAAATGGGAGTAGATTTAACCGAAGAAGATATAAAGCAATTAGCTGATTCTTTGGTTAATAGTATATTTGGGAATCCAGATGAAGAAAATTAATCAATATCCTATAATAAGTATTAATAATAAATATATGCTCATAACCAGAGATGGGGTTGGTGAGCGAATAGAGCTAAGTACAAATCAATTAATAAGATTAAACCGAGAGATTGCTAATGTCTTATGGGAAAGAAGAAATAATAGTGTATAATATACACACTATGGATAAAAAATTAGAATTACTGAAAGTAGAAGAAACAGAATATGTTGATTTAATTGTAGAGACTTGTTCCAGAATAATTTGTTTTGAATATAATAATCAATTATGTAGTTGCCAAGCCCCCTCAGAATGTCATGGATATGATGACTTTGTTAAATCCGCCAAAGGATGTATTGGAGCTGTTTCTGCTTTTTCTGCTAATGTTTTTGAAGCAACTTATTTAGATGATAAAGAGATAAATTAATGGTTAAGAAAAAAGACTCAAGATTAACAAGAGCTGGAGTATCTGGTTATAATAAACCTAAACGGACTCCCAATCATAAAACTAAATCCCATATTGTCGTAGCTAAAGAAGGTGATAAAATAAAGACGATTCGTTTTGGTCAACAAGGTAAGACTGGTGATAAGACTATGACAAAAAGAGCTAAATCATTTAAAGCTAGACATAGAAAAAATATAGCGAAAGGTAAAATGTCTGCGGCTTTTTGGGCTAACAAGGTAAAATGGTAGGAGAAAATTATGCCAAGAAAAAAAGGTAGTAAAGGTTTATATGCAAATATTGCAGCTAAAAGAAAAAGAATAGCTGAAGGTTCTGGAGAGAAAATGAGAAAGAAGGGTGCTAAAGGCGCACCAACTGATAAAGCCTTTAAGAAAGCTAAAAAAACAGCTAAAAAAACAACAAAGAAAAGGAGAAAGTAATGCCAAAAGGAAAAGGAACTTATGGTTCTAAAGTAGGTAGACCACCTAAAAAAAACAAAAAGAAAATGGATAAGAAAAAGAAAAAGAAATGAGTCAACCGACTTCTAATCCATTTATAGAATTTTTAAATAAATATAAAAATGACCCAGTTTTGTTTTGCCAGAATGTTTTAGGTGTTGAGCCTGATGATTGGCAAAAAGAATTGATGATAGCTATTGCAGATGGTGAAAGAAAAATATCAGTTCGTTCAGCTCATGGAGTCGGTAAATCCTCTGTAGCTTCATGGATAATGTTACACACTTTGCTAACCAATTATGATTGTAAGGTTATTGTTACCGCTCCAACCAGCTCACAACTTTTTGATGCTCTCTTTGCAGAGCTATCACGTTGGATAAAAGAAATGCCACAGAGCTTACAAGACTTGGTTGATGTTAAATCAGATAGGGTTGTTTTAAAAGCTAGACCTAATGAAGTATTTATATCAGCCAGAACCTCTAGGAGAGAGACCCCAGAGGCTCTCGCTGGGGTGCATTCGACTGGTAAGGTGATGTTAGTCGTTGATGAAGCGTCTGGTGTTCCAGAGGAAGTATTTGAAAGTGCAGCTGGTAGTATGTCTGGCGATAATGTGCATACAATTTTATTAGGTAATCCAACTAGAAATTCTGGGCTGTTTTATGATACTCACCATAGATTGTCTGGCTCATGGCATACTTTCCATATTTCAGCTTATGATAGCCCAAGAGTTTCAAAAGAATTTATCGAAGAAATGGCTATGAGATATGGTGAAGATAGCCCAGCTTTTTCAGTTAGAGTTAAAGGTGATTTTGCAGAGGAGTCTGATGATGGTGTTATATCTCTGGACCTAATCGAATCAGCTGTGAATAGAGATGTTCCAATGGATAATTCCCATGATACTTATTGGGCGTTAGATGTTGCTAGACATGGTTCAGATAGCTCTGTTTTAGTTAAGCGCAGAGGTAATGTTATATTTGATATAAAAACATTTAAGAAATTAAATTTGATGGAACTAACTGGTAGAGTTATGGCGGAGTTTGACTCTGTTGAGCCACATAATAGACCAATAGAAATATATATTGATGCAATAGGGTTAGGGTATGGAGTCATTGACGCTATAAACGAGATTGGAAGGCTATCCGCAGTAGCTATTAATGTTGCTGAAAGTGCCAGTATGTCTGGAACTTACATGAATCTTAGAGCTGAGTTATGGTTTAAATTTAAAGCATTTTTAGAGGAAGGATTGTGTAAACTTCCTAAACATGAAACTATGACCGCTGATTTATTATCAGCTAAATATAAATTTACTGCGGCTGGAAAGATACAGCTTGAAAGTAAAGAGCAGACCAAAAAAAGGTTAGGTCGCTCACCAGATGTTGCTGACGCTCTGGTTTTGCTTATGGCTGGTGATTTAGTGGCTGTTAAAAGAAGTTCTAGCTGGCAAAGAAATTGGAAAGAACCTTTAATTCGTTCCGTAAAAGGTGTAGTATAAAGAAAAAAATATTTTCCTAGTTAATACTTAGTTTCCCTCCATCCTTCTTTCCCCCTGTAGAAACTTTGTTATTAACTAGGTTTTTTTTAGGCAAAAAAAATAAGGGCAGCTTGCGCCACCCTTATCCTAACTAAATAATCAATAACACTATGAAGTATTGATAGATTAATTTTAATTTACATCATCACTAGAGTCAACACTACTATCAGCGTCTATCATTAATTTTATAGCAGATAAAATTATAGATTGTAAAACTAATAATGATTGTTTTTCTGGGAAACTTAGGACCATAGATTTAAACAAATTATCTAGCGAGTAAGTAATAAAAAGCTGCGCTTCTTTTTCCCCCATAGCTTCGTATTTTCTATCCAACTCCATCCAATCTTTTTCTATCTCCTCTCGTAGTTTATCGCTCATTTACTTATCCTCTTTTTTAACCTTGTTGTTAGCTTATTAATAACTTCTCTAGTATCTTTATTATGCTCCGAGCCAGAAGGCGATACCATTTTTCTTTGCTCGCTCTTAAAATATTCTAATAATATCTCCGCATCCTTCTCTTTAAGAGTTAAACTAATCCCCATAAAACCAACCCTCTCTATCTGCTCTGTCGTCAATTTGTTTTATTCTGGATTGCTCCTCTTGCAGCTCCTCTTTAGTCTTGATGCACTTGTATTGCTTACCCCCTTTAATATCTTCCATAATCCAGATACCGCCAAAGTTTTTTTGCATCATAGCTAACTGCTCTCGGTGATATTTTTCCATATCAAACCTCTTGCCATGTTTATCTAATAATTCTCTCATCATTTTGTGAAACCACATATCAAACCTCTTGCCTAATTGTTAAACTTTCCTCATAACTTTTTATAGCTTCCTCATTCATAATTAATTTCGCTATAGTGTTATGACTGGCTGGCGTTTTATCCTCTCCGAACCTCTCAATACATTCAGATTGAATACGCCTAGTTGATACATTGCCATTCGATAAACTTTGAATAAATTTTAATACATCATCCCTCCAAACTTCCTTAACAATGGTGGCTGATTTACCTTCGCCAACTATCTTATAACCCCAATTCGGTTTACCGCCTATATACCCTTTTATTTCCTCGTCTAGGTGATATACTCCACGCTTAGAATCCTTACCTCTCCTAACATTCTTTTTAATCTGGCTCGCCATGTATTCAGAAAAAACAGCAGTCATAGAAACTTCTAATTTTTTCTGCGCATTAACTCCTAAAGTAATATTGCCAGTATTAGCGCAAAAGATATTTATACCCTTAGTTTTACAGTCGTGCAAAAAACTTTCCAATATCCTGTTATCTCTTGCCAACCTATCAACACTAGAAATAAAAATGCAATCTCCTTCGTCTAATGTGTTTAGGTTTTTGCCTTGCGGTCTATCCTTAAATTCGGTCAATCCAGATACGCCTATATCAGATATATCTTCATTAATTCTTAGCCCTTCTGGAATCTCCTGTTTGTCCTGTAAAACTAACAAGGTATGGTTGTTAATCTCCTGTTGAGTCTTAGGACTTTGGTTGTCCGCCTGAGACTCACTACTAACCCTTATATAACTAATTAATCTCATAATTTTTTTCCTTCTCTTTCTTCCATTCTAACTTGAGCTGGTCTATCCATTTTTGATAGCCAGATAACTTACCCTGATATAAATATATTAATTTATTATTCTTTCCCATGTTTACTCCTTACTGTTTCCGCTTTTGTTGATTCTAATAACCTATCAAAAGCGTTTCTTTCATACTCACTACAATCTGTTATTAGCCCACCCTGATTTACCAGAGCGAGCAATAATAACAAATCACTTTTTTGTACTTTAGCTTCATTGGGTTTCATTGTCATACACTTTGAATAGCAAAAATAATCCTATCAATATTGATAAATGTTAAAAAGCAACCAACAAGAATTGCTGTTTCTATAATAAGATATTTCATATTTCTTCTCCTTTCCTGTTTCTAAAAATAAATGATTCGTGTTCATTTACATAATATTATTTGAACAAGGTACTTCTAGGCCTTATATCTCAAGGGTTTTTCTTTTGCCCAGGTAAAATTTAGCAACAGAAATTCCTGGTTCGTTTCGTTTCTACCATCTCGTTTGTTTATAAAATTCTGAAATGTTATGAATTATTTCCATAACTTGTTCTTCCGTCATTTTTTCACGACCTAATTGATCCACAAGATCTTCTAAAGATTCAAGTAAACTTGTCGTTGGTTCTGTATCGTTCATAGTATTTTTTCCTTATTTAGTTAAGCATTATTGCCTAAGACTAGGGTAAATTAATACCCTAGTTTCTGGATTAACCTTCATCAGTTAGGCTGTAAATTGTGTATTGTCCTCCATATTCAACATCATATTCAAAATTATCTAATACATCATTCCAGCCAGATATTAATGGTTTTTGGTCGCTATCATCTATATAATCCCACAGCATACCATCACCAGCATTTAAACCTATGTTGTTTTTATCTTCATCAATCCAAGCTGAAAAGTATTTATATTCTTTGTTAGTATTAAGATTCTTAGTTCCAATACTAACCAAATTATCCCTATAGCCTTCTGGGTGGTAACTACTAATCATAGGCACTTCCTCACCAGCATCACAAACCTTGCGGCAGAATGTAGAAACTTTTGATACTAAAACCTCAAAAGCTGGGTATAATTCGTGGTTTTTGTTTACTTCAAAAATATCCATCTTAAAAATCCTCCTTAGTTAGTGATTTAATAAACTCCGCTTTGGAGTCAAAATCTTCCAGCGTTGGTTGAGCTAACCAGTAAGCCAAGCCGCCAACAGCTCCAAAGATTGCGCTAATTATTAAACTTAAAATTATTCCATTTATCATAGTATTTTCCTTATTTAGTTAAGCATTATTGCCTAAGACTAGGGTATTAATTTACCCTAGTTTCTGGATTAACCTTCATCAGTTAGGCTGACTCTTTAACCTCCTCTATATCTGATAATTGGTGAAAATAAGCATCTTGTTTTAATTGATGCTCGGCACTTTGAATTTGCATTTTTAAGGCTACTCTAAAATAATACCCTAGCTTGTCTAATATTTCTTTTTTGGAACTACCCTCTAGTAATTCATTGGATTTAAAACTAAGTTTTTTGTCCTCGTCAGATTGTGTCCTATAATAATTATCCAGATGGTTGAAGGTGTCCTCATCTTGTTCACTACTAAAGCCAGACCTTTCCAAAGTTTCAAAGCGTATTTCCATTTTGAAAACTTCGGTATAATATTCGGTGAATGTAATATTATATAAATATTCTATGTCGCCATGTTGGTCGGTTGTTACCTCATAATTATCATCATTAATTAATTTAGTAATAAACTCGTCAGCACTTTTAACATTGACCAGCTTTCTAACTAGGTCGTTTCCTGTTGCGGCTGGGTAGCCATCCCAATGACGATAAATCCAAAGCGTAGTATCACCAGTTTTAATTTTTATATTGCATCTTGTACCCATCTTAAACATCCTCCTTAGTTAGTGATTTAATAAACTCCGCTTTGGAGTCAAAATCTTCTAGCGTTGGTTGAGCCAGCCAGTAAGCCAATCCGCCAACAGCTCCAAAGATTGCGCTAATTATTAAACTTAAAATTATTCCATTTATCATAGTATTTTTCCTTATTTAGTTAAGCTTTATTGCCTAAGACTAGGGAAAATAAATTCCCTAGTTTCGGATATTGAATCCTCGTCAGTTAGGCTGACTGTTTAACCTCCTCTTTGGGTTCTGGTTTAGCTACTTTTAAGCTCGTGTTGTCAATAAAGAATTGACTCGCTCTGCTCGCTAGTTTAATAGCTTTTACAAAGTATCTGGAGTCTTCTTTAAAGCGCTTATTCCAGCTTTTAAGATAGCTTGCATGGTTAAGGGCTGGTGTTGGCTCTAATCCAGTATGTCCAGAGATAAAGGCGCTTGTAAGCTCTGCGACTAATTCTTCAAAAGCATAGTCATCATCCCCAAACTTATTGCCAAATTTTCTATCTAACCT